GCCCTCGTGCGCGGCCGCAACCGGAGCGCGCCCACGAAGCGCAACATGACGGACGCCGACGCGGTCCGGGTGCTGACCGGGGACGTGACGGCGCTCGGGCACAAGGAGGCGGGCGAGGCCGTCGGCCTCACGTACGCCCAGGTGTACTCCTGCCGCATGGAGTACACCTTCAAGCACGTCCACAAGAAGCTCCGCGACGACGGCTGGAAGAACCCGTTCACGAGGTAGGTTTCGGGGGCCGCCGTTGCGAGCGGCCCGATTTTGGGCTCCGAAGCCCGCTGGGGCTGACGGGCGCGGGCGGACCCGCTGGGGCTGACGGGCGCGGGCGGACCCGCTGGGGCGGGGACCCGAAGACCGAGGCCCGCTGGGGACCGGGCGCGCGGAAAAGGCCGCCCGCGGGCGGCCTCGGTCAGCGGTTGCGCTTGTGGAGGACGAGGAGGTAGGCGATCAGGAGGGCGGTCACTTGCGGCTCCATACCGCCAGGACCGCGCCGGCGGCCAAGGTGACGACCCCGGTGTAGAGGCCGCCGAAGTGGGTCACGGCGGGCGACGCCACGACGAGGGCGAGGGCGAGGGCTGCGCGGACGTTCATCGAATGGCTCCGGACGGTAGGAGGATTTTCCAGCGGCGTTCGACGTCGCACCAGTAGAAGAAGATCGAGGAGCGCGGGGCGTCAGGCATACAGGCCTCCCTGAGGAATTCGCACGTCGGTCACGTAGTCCGTGGTGCTGCAGTAGAAGTAGTCCCCGGGCGGCAAACCGTTCTGTGCGACGAGCTCCGGAGCGAGGCGCACGTTGGGGTCGGGGCTCTTGCCCAGCTGAAACCAGTGAAATGCTACGCGCTTGGTCTTGTAGACGCAGCCTTCGCGCATTTCAGTGATCTTGAACACGTCCATCTTGACGTACATCATGATCACAGTCCCAGCAAGCGGCGGAGCCAGTGCTTCGGGCGGGGCCGGACGCACGTCGACGGCACGGTCCAGGTTGGGAGGCTCTTCGCCAGTTCGAGGTTCGCGGTGTATTCGGACATGGTGTTCTCCAAGGTAACTGGGTCAGGGAGTTGGCCCAGTTTATTGGAGGGAGGCCGAAGCCTCCCGGGGTATCACTTCGTCCAGGCGTTCTTGAAGCCGTCGTTCTTCAGCTCCTTGTGGACGTCCTTGAAGGTGAACTCCAGCCGGCAGCTGTAGATCTGGCCGTAGGTCAGCCCGAGCGCCTCGGCCGCGGCCTTGTGCTTGGCGTCCTTCAGGTCGCCGGTCAGGATCCGACGCGCGTCGTCCTTGGTCATCTCCTTCGCTTCGGCCTTCGTCGGCTTGGCTTCGAGGACTTCGATCCGAGCTTGGAGTTGATTCACGAGTTCGACGAGTTCGTTGATCGTGATTTGCTTGGTTGCGTTCGACATGAGTTTCTCCGGTTATGTGTGTCGGAAGTGACACACAAGATACTTATCGATTCCAATGAGTATCTTGTGTATCAGTTGTAAGATTCTGTAATTTGCCTTTCAAGTGATATTTGGTGTGCGATGAATTCATTATACTGATGCCGGAGTCGGGTGCTGACCGAGTGTGTAATGATTTGTATCAGCTTTCGTATGCATCATTTGGTGTGCGATGAATTCATTATACTGATGCCGGAGTCGGGTGCTGACCGAGTGTGTAATGATTTGTATCTGAGATTGTAACGGAAAATGTAATAAGATTGTAACGATCATCGTTGACCGAATTAGTCAACGATCATTACGCACAGTTACATCGGTTACAGATTATTACGCAAGGGCCCCCCTCGCCCGGCCACGCCCGCGGGCCAGGCTTCCAGGCATTTTGAAGAATGTGGCCAGAAACAGTGTTCCGGGCGGTCGATGTGCGATGTGCGATGAAGCATGATCGGAAGCATGATCGGAAGATCGATGAGGCATGATCGGAAGATCGATGTGGCACGATTGCAGAGATTTGGTGCGTGCTGCGCGAATAAGGTCGATGTGCGATGAGGCATGATTGGAGGATCGATGTGCGATGTTTACAAGGGTTCGCCTGCACAAGTCGATGTGCGATGTTTCACGAATTTGAGTCAGGGTCCTAAGAACTTTGATCATTCAGTTCCACGATCAAAGTCCTCCAGGGCGACCTCCACCGCGGTATAATACCGTCCAAGGAACGTCGCGCGATGCCGAACCAACTCACCGTGATGCAGGCCCGGCACTCAGGAGTGCTGGCCGTCGTCAACGCCCGCTACCCCAACTACCACCCGGTGTTGGCGATGGTGGACCTTGCGCACCGGGCCGACGTCATGGGTCAGGACCCGAAGCTGGAGTTCGAGATCCACAAGGCGGTTGCGCCATACTGCGAAGCGCGGCTCAGCTCCGTGGAGGTGAAGCCCCCGCAGGACCCCGCCCGCGTCATCGTGTCGCTCTTCGAGGACGTGCAGCTCGAGAGCGGTGAAACTGTTTCGGTCGAGGTTCCGCTGGTGCGGGAGCTCGAGGAACTTGTGCCACTGGACTGAAAGGAGCCCTAAAATGGCAGTCGAAGTCGTCTCCACCATCAACAAATCACAGACGGTCAACTCCGTCGCGATTGGCGCCTACGCGCGGCAGAAGCGTGACACTGTCACGCCCGAGCTGACCGCTGCCTCGGTCGCCCGGACCCTCTACTTGCTGGACCTGAAGGGCGACGTCGGCGCGCGTCGCACCGAGTACGCGTACACGCCCGCCACCACGAACGTGATCACGCTGCCGGCCGACGCCGAGCTGGTGCTGCTGAAGCATGAGTCGACGATCGCCGCGCTGGAGCTCGTGCTGCCGAGCGCGACCGCCCGTGACGGCCAGGTGATCACGGTGAGCAGTCTGTCGATCGTGACCGCGCTGACCTTCACGGTGGGCAGCGGGTTCACGGCCGTCGGGGCGCTCACGGCGCTGACTGCCGGCGGCTTCGCGAGTTACATCTTCGACAAGCCCGGCAAGGTGTGGCGCCGAATCGCGTAGTGCAGCAGTCGCCGGCCCAGTGGCCGACGGACCTCGTGACGTTGGTCATCGCCCTGCTGAGCGGGTGGTTGGCCGAGGACGTCGCCAGGACGGTCGGCCCGTACCTCGTCATCGTGGCCGCGGCTCTGCTGAGCGCGGCCGTCGCCACGAGCGGAGAATCGCACGGGTCGGTCTGGGCAGTCGCGCGGACGATGGTTTCCAGGGTGGGGCTCGCTGTGATCGGCACGGTGCCGCTCGCGATCGGGCTCACGAAGCTGGTGGGGTTGGAGGTGCAGTGGCTGCTGGCGCCGGTCGCGGTGCTGATAGCGGCGAACCCTAGGCTCGTGTGGGCGGAGCTTAGGGCGAGGTTCGGCGCCCGCAAGGAGCGCGGAGATGATTCGCAGGGTTGAGATGTGGCACTGGGTCGGCGGCGGGGCGACGGTGCTGGCCTGGGCGATGTGGCGCGACCGACAGGTCGAGCTGCTGTGGCTGCTGAACACAGTGGTGTGCCTCACGGTCATGTGGTCGTGCTTGTGCAGGTTCGCCGTGATGGACCGAGAGAGCACGGCCTGGGACTGGCGCGAGCGGTACGTGCTGATATTCGTGACCGCTGCGTGCGGGGTGATGGCGCCCTGGCTGCTGGGCGAGCGGCCGGGGTTCATGCAGGTCATGACGTGGCTGGCGCTGCTGAGGCTCATCGAGGTGAACGGCGGTGGGTGGCGCGAGGCGGTCCCGGAGTACGCCAGGACCGACCATGGCGAGTTGGAGGACGTGAGATGATCGAGGGACTTGCGTTCGTCGCGGGCGCGGCGGTCGGGGCCTGGGGCTACCGCTACTGGCTGAAGCGTGACCCGGAGCGCCTCGAGGCGTGGGCCAAGCGACTCAAGGCGTTGGCTGAGCAGGTTCAGCTCGACAGGATGGACAAGTGAGCGTCGAGGCGAACGTCAAGGCCTTTCTGCGGGCGATTGTGTTCGCGGAGGGTACGGCGCGCCACCCGCGCACGGGGGCGGCGCTCGACCCCTACCGCGTCTGCTACGGCTACTCGCACACGGTGCAGGACCTGCGCGACCACCCGGCGCTGACCGGCGAGTGGAAGGGGGAGCGCTTGCCGGCGGAGATGTGCCGGCGGGCGGGGTTTCCGAGCGGCGTGTGCTACAGCTCGGCGGCCGGGGCGTACCAAATCATCAAACCGACGTGGGTCCGCGTCAAGGGGCGACTCGGGCTGCCTGACTTCGGGCCGGAGTCGCAGGACTTGGCGGCGGTCGAGCTGATCAGGGCCCGAGGGGCGTTGGCCGACGTGCGGGCGGGGAGGTTTGACGTCGCGGTGCGCAGGTGCGCGGCCGAGTGGGCCTCTCTGCCGGGCAACGCGGCCGGTCAGCCTCAGCGCCGGCGGGACGACTTGGTGGCGGCCTACATGGCCGCCGGTGGAGAAGTGGCGTGATCGGGTGGCTCAAGCGGCTGCTCGGTTGCGATAAGCTGGCGCAGCTTCGCGCCGATATTCGTGAACTGAAGGAGTTTCTCATGGCAACGCAATCCGAGGTCGCTCAGACCCTGACCGACCTGACCGCCCAGGTGGCGAAGATCGGCGAAGAGACCCGCGCCCTGCTGGACCGCATCGCGGACCTGCAGGAGGCGGTCGACAACGCCGGCTCGGTCGACCCTGCCGTACTGGACGCGCTCGCCGCGCTGCAGGCCCAGGTGACGGTCGTCGACGACTTGGTCCCGGACCCCGCGCCGGAAGAGCCGCAGGAGTAACGGCGTGGCGAACGCGGCGCCGGTCGGGTCCGGCTGGGACGTCACCAACCCGAAGAAGCCGGTCGTCGAGCAGGACCCGGACGCCAGCCTCATCTGGCAATGGGACTGGTCGACGTGGTGCACCGAGCGAGGCACCACGATCGCGAGTGTCGCCGCCACGGCGGAGCTCCCGCTGCTGGCGGCCGACGAGGCCGTCACCGACGACGACAAGGGCGCGCTGATCACGGTCTCGATCGACCCCGACGAGTACGACGCGACCGCTCACCTGCGGAAGAAGTTCGGCGTCACGTGCCGCGTGACGTCGGCGGACGGACAGGTGGACGACATGACCTTCTGGTTCCGCCTCGTGGAGAAGTGATTGGCCGTCGAGTTCAAGCTCTACCCCAAGCAGAGACGGGCCCTCATGTCGAGGGCCCAAGAAATCCTGTACGGGGGCGCCGCTGGTAGTGGCAAGAGCTACATGATGCGCGTTCTCGCCATCGTACTGTGCATGGAGATACCGAACATCAAGGTGTTCCTCTTCAGGCGCATGTACAAGGAGCTGTACATCAACCACGTGTACAGCCCTGACGGCTTTCTGGTGATGCTGAAGGAGTTCGTCGACCGGGGCGAGGTCGTCTTCAACAAGTCCGACGGCGTCATCAACTTTCCCTTCAACGGGGCTCAGATCTACCTCTGTCACGCGCAGCACGAGTCGGACATCAACACGTACCTCGGCGCGGAGATCCACGTGCTCCTGATCGACGAGGCGACGCAGTTCACTGAGAAGATGATTCGATTCATCCGTACCCGCGTGCGGCTCGGCGGGTTGACCGTCCCGGATCAATGGAAGAGCCTTCTGCCGAAGATCATCTACGGGTCGAACCCGGGCGGCCCGGCTCACTCGTACTTCAAGCGCGGATTCGTGAGTCACGGCGAGGGTCACGTGTTCAACGCGCCGGTGCAGGACGGTGGCATGTCGCGGGAGTATGTGCCGGCGAAGTCCAAAGAGAACGTCATCATGACCCGCAACGACCCGAACTACGGTCAGCGGATCATGGGCCTGGGCGACGACCGACTCGCCCTGGCGTACCTCGAGGGAAACTGGGACCTCGAGGAGGGCGCGGCGTTCTCCGACCTGTGGGACGCCAACGTCCACGTTGTGCAGAACATCGAGATCCCGCGGACTTGGTCGATCGACCGGTCGCACGACTACGGCTACTCCGCGCCGGCGGCCACTCTGTGGTGGGCCGAGTCGGACGGGACCGCGTGTGTGATGAACGACCGGCGCGTGGTGCTGCCGAGGCGGAGCATCGTGCTGATCGGTGAGAAGTACTTCGCCGACAAGGAGGACAAGGGGCTGCGCCTCATGCCGGCGGAGCTCGGCCAGCAGATGCATGACTACGAGTCGATGAACGGGTTCCGGGCGCGCACGCAGGCCGGCCCGGCGGACTCGAGCATCTTCGACAAGGACCGTGGGTCGACGAGCGTGCACGACGAGTACGTGCGGCGCGGGATGAGGTTCACGAGGGCGGACAAGCGCCCGGGGACGCGCGAGAGAGGCTTCGTGCTGGTCCGGCAGGGACTCAAGGCCGCGACGACGCGAAACTTCGAGGCCCCGTGGCTCCTGGTGCACAGGAACTGCGTTCACACTGTTTCGCAGATCGCTGAACTGCCGATGAGTTCGAGCAACCCGCAGGACGTGGACACTGCAGCGAACGACCACATCTACGACGCGGTGAGGTACAGGGTGCTCAAGGGCATGATGCTCGGGGCTCAGGCGCAAGTCTACGGGACCTGATATGGCAAAGAAGATACAGGACTTCTCGCACCCGGAGTACTCCGCATCGCTCCCGGACTGGACGAAGATCCGCGACTGTTTCAAGGGCGAGCGCGCGATCAAGGCCGCCGGCAACGCCTACCTGCCACGCTTGAAGGCGCAGAGCCAGGAGGACTACGACAACTATCTGTACCGCGCGCTCTTCTTTCCCATCACCGGGAAGACCGTCGCCAGTCTGGTTGGACTGGCGACGTCCAAGAAGCCGAGGATCGAGTACCCGGAGACGATGTCCAAGTACTTCAGCGACACGGCGAGTGCGCTGTACCAGTTCACGGAGTTCTTCGTCGGCGTTTTCAACGAGGTCGTGCTGCAGGGTCGGCTCGGCGTGCTGATCGACGCCCCTGCGGGCGGCGGCGACCCGTACCCAGTGCCGTACGTCGCCGAAAATGTGATAAACTGGCAAGAGGACAAGCAAGGCAAGCTCCTGATGGTGCTGCTGCGAGAGTACGTGAGCGTGCCCGGCGACGAGCGGTTCAGCACTCAAATCGTGTGCCGGTACCGTCACTGTTACCTGTCAGGCGGCGTGTACTGGCAGGAGTTGTTGGACGATGAGCTGAAGCCGACGAGCGCGGTGTTCGCGCCGACGTTCTCCGGGTCGACGATCGACTACGTGCCGTTCACTTGCATCGGCGCGAGCGGCTGTCACCTGTGGGTCGACAAGCCGCCGATGCTCGACATCTCGACGATCAACATTAGCCACTACCTGACGTCGGCGGACCTCGAGTGGGGTCGGCACATTGTCGGACTCCCGACCCCGGTCGTGTCCGGCGTCGACGCTGGGACGAAGCTCAGCATCGGCGGCACCGCGGCGTGGATTCTGCCGACGACCGACGCCAAAGCGTACTACATGGAGTTCCTCGGTCAAGGGCTCCTATCACTTGAGAAGGCGATGACCGAGAAGGTCGGCCTGATGTCGACGCTGTCCGCGAGGCTCGTGGACAGCTCGGCGAAGGGCTCTGAGGCGGCCGAAGCGGTGCGCCTGCGCTACGTCAACGAAGCCGCCAGCCTCATCCACATCATCGGATCGATCGAGAACGGCCTGATAATCGTGTTCAACCAACTGGCGAAGTTGCAGCGCGACGTCGGCGATGTGAAGATTGCTCTGCAGCGCGACGTCATGGGCAACGCCATCACCTTCAGTGACATGAAGGTGCTGTTCGAAGCGTACCTGAACGGCTCCATCAGCGGGGAGACGCTCATCTACAACCTCCGGAGGCTCGACGCGCTCGATCCGAACCGTGAGGACTCGTTGGAGCTGGCCGACATCAAGAAGCCAGCGCCTGTCAATCAACCTGGCGGCGGTGCCGCGTAAGGAGAAGAGCAAGTGGCTCTGAAGTATCGAATCAAGAAGTTGGAGGACGCGCCGGAGGCCGTCCGTAATCTGTACAAGCCGGACGGCGAGGAGTTCGTGCTGGACACGGAGGGCGCGGTCGCGAAGGAGCGCCTGGACGAGTTTCGCGAGAACAACGTCGCGCTCCAGAGGCAGTTGGACAAGCTGAAGGACATCGACCCGGTCAAGTACAAGGAACTCACCGATCTGCAGCGCGAGGTCGAAGAGGGCAAGCTTCTGAAGGCGGGCAAGATCGACGAGGTGGTCAATTCGCGTGTTACCGCGATGAAGACCGCCCTCGAAACCGAGCGCGACGGGTTTAAGGCCCGTGCGGAGACCTCCGAGGGACAGTTGGCGGTGCTGCTGATCGATTCCGCAGTGCGCGCCGAAGCGCTGAAGCTCGGCGTCGTCAACACCGCTCTGGACGACGTGGTTTTGCGCGCCAGAACGGTGTACAGGATGAAGGACGGCGCGGCGGTGCCTCACAACGACAAGGGCGAGGTCGTCTTCGGCAAGGATGGCAAGACGCCGATGCCGATGGGCGACTGGCTGACCGCGCTGAAGAAGACCGCACCACACTTGTTCGCGACGAGTCAGGGCGGCGGCGCTGGCGGCGGGTCACGCACTGGTTCGGGCGATCTCTCGAAGGCCTCCGCCGTCGACAAGATCGCGGCGGGGTTGGAGGCCGGCGGTCTGATGGGCCGCTTGCCAGCGGAGACGTCCTAAAAATCTCGATCAAAGGGCGTGTACAAAGGACTTCGGTTGCATTACAATAATACATGATCGAGGTCTTTAGGGTCTAAGGACATTGCTAGAGATATTCGACGGAATTTGGCAAATTCCGTCGAATGTGCGAGGCCACTCCGGTGGAGTGCTGACACAGAGTCATCAACATCATCGGAGCACCAAATGGCTTCTCTCACCCTCACCGAGGCCGCGAAGATTCAGCAGAACCCCCTCATCCAAGGGGTGATCGAGTCGATCGTCACGGTCAATCAGTTCTACAACTTCCTGCCGTTCGACCAGATCGTCGGCAACGCGCTCCTGTACACGCGGGAGAATTCGATCGGTGGCGTCGCCCCGATCGGCATCGGCGGCGGGGCCAACGTGATTCCGGCCGGCGCCAAGTCGCCCGCGACCTTCACGCCGGTCACGACTCCGTTGAAGGCCCTGATCGGCGACGCGCTCGTCGATCACTTCGTCGAAACGACCATGGGCACGCAGAACAGTCAGCGCGCCGTGCAGGTGTCGTCCAAGGCGAAGGGCCTGGGTCGCGAATACCAGCGACAGTTCATCGCCGGCAACAGCGGTACCGATCCGCTGGAGTTCGACGGTCTGGCGACGCTCGTGCCCGGTGCACAGACCGTGGCTGCGGCCAACGCGGTGCTGAGCTTCGAACTGCTGGACGATCTGATCAGCAAGATCAAGGCGAAGGACGGTCAGGTCGACTTCATCATGGGCCCGGACTCGGCGCTGCGCCGGTACCGCGCTCTGTTGCGGGCCTTGGGCGGTGCGGGCATCGGCGAGGTGAAGACCATGCCGGACGGCAGTCAGGTGGACAGCTACCGCGGCATCCCGTTCTTCCGCAACGACTGGATTCCGGAAGCGGCGGGCTCCGGCACGTCGACGATCACGGATCTGTACGCCGGCACCTTCGACGACGGCAGTCGCAAAGTCGGCGTGGCGGGTTTGACGAGCGCGGTGCAGTCCGGCATCTTCGTCAGCTTCGTCGGCGAAGCGGAGCAGTCGAACGACACCATCACCCGCCTGCGGTTCTACAGCTCGCTCGCCGTGTTCAGCGAACTCGGCATCGGCAAGCTGGGTTCGGTGGCGATCGCCGGCACGCCGTAATCGGCCATGACCCTCGTCGTCAACAGTACTCCGATGAGTCCCGCCAACAACTCGTACGCGAGTTTGGCGGACTCGGACGAGTATGTGTCGACGAGGGTCGCTGACGTAACGGTCAGAACTGCCTGGGACGGCCTCGATCCGGAGCTGAAGGGCGCGTACCTCGTCAACGCGAGTCGCACTCTCGACAGCCTCTGCAACTGGATCGGTGACAAGTACTCCAGGGATCAGGGACTGAAGTGGCCGAGGGTCAATGCGTACGTCGACGGTTACATCGTCGATCAGATCACATTTCCGCGCCCGGTCGTGGAAGCGACGATCGAGATGGCGGCGTGGTCGATGACCAACTCCGGCGACGTCGCCGTGAGCAGCAACGCGCAGTTCGATTCGATCAAGGTCGGGCCGATCGCAATCGATTTCAACGAAGGCTCTGGCATCGCAGCCAATGCCTATTTCCCCGACATCGTGGCGATCCTGCTGCGTGATTACGGAGGTATCCAAGCTCCTGAGCTCCCGTCCAACACGATGCTGAAGCAGGCCCGCCTTGTGCGCGCTTAGGGCCACCGTACTGTCGGCCGTCCGGACGGCCGAAACTGCGGTCGAGGACCTGAAGATCCCTGCGAAGCACGTCAAGCGAGGTGCGCCAATCCATGTTCCCGGTTCGTCCCCGAACTACCCTGAAACATTGACTGACGTATTCGTTGTGATGACGCGGTTCGAGTCCAAAGAGGTGGACGAAGACCGCGTGATGGCGTCCGATTGGAAGGGGCTCGTCTTCTACAAACCGGAACTGCCAACGTTTCAGGTGAACGACTTCATCAGGTTCGTGGACGATTTCGGCGACGTGAGGGCTGGCGACTACCGAATCACTTACGACGATCAAGTTACCGCTGGAGGCCGAACGGCACTGCATCAACTGTATCTGAGAAAGACGTGATTTACACAACTTCGATTGCGAAAGGCTGGCCCACCAAGAAGCAGCTTTTCGCAATCGGTGAAGAGGGCTGCAAGAAGTTTGCGGGGGACGTTTTTCGTGCCGCCGTGAAACTCTCTCCTGTCTACACCGGAGCGTTTCGAGCTAGTTGGCGAATTTCATTCAACGAACCGAGGTACGATGTGACGCAGGGTCGCACTCCTGAATCGCCCATTCGCGGCGCCAGCTTTCGCTGGCCTGCGGGCTTTCAGTTGGGCGACATGATCGTCATCTCGAACAATCAGCCGTACGCGGAGTTGATCGAGTACGCAGGCTGGTCAAATCAGGCGCCGTACGGTGTTCTGCGACTGGCGATCGCCCAGGCGAGGATGATGCCGTGAAGTACGACGTCGTCAAGCAAAGTCTCGAAGAGTTCGTGATCGCGAACTGGACATTGACTCCGACGAGTTCGATCCAGTTCGACAACGTCGCGTTCAACTCTGATCTGTTCAGCGAATACGTACAGTTCACGGTCCGCTTCGGCGACGCGCTCAAGCGCTCACTGTCCGCGAAGTGCTACCGCCAACTGGGACTAGCAATCCTCACTGTCAAGACGCGGCCCAATCAGGGCTCCGATCGAAAGCTCAAACTCGCTCGGGCGGCGTCCGAGATGCTCTTGAACGCGAAGGTGCTGGCGGCGCCGCCCCTGATCGCGCCGGTCGTGAACATGCGCGAACCGGACCTCTTCGACGACACCCGCGACCGTGACGGATTCGTTATGGCGCAGGTGAGCTGCCCCTTCTACTACGATTTGGAGTACTGAAATGGCCTCCGCCGACCTCACCGCAATTTCCTACATCGCCGAAGCCACCCCCGGCGTCACGCCAAACGACGGTGTGGCCGCGAGTGCGACGCTGACCTTTGCCGGTCAGCCTTCGAACAACGACACCGTCACCATCAACGGTGTCGTCTACACGTTTCAGACGACGCTGACCAACGTTGCGGGCAACGTCAAGATCAGCACCGTCAACGTCGCTGACACGATCGTGAATCTGCGCAACGCGGTCAATCGCGGTGCCGGTGCCGGCTCGCGGTACGCTGCAGCGACAGTACATCATCCGAACGTCACTGCGACGAGCACGTCCACTACCCTCGTTGCGACGGCGATCTTTCCCGGCACGTCCGGAAACGCGTTCACGAAGGCGGAGTCCGGCTCGAACACCGCGTGGGACGCTGGCGGTGGTGGTACGACCTTCTCGGCCGGCACGAATTCGTCCACGACCGTTTGGAAACAACTGCGCTACACGGGCGAATCGCTGAACTTCAGCATCGAGAACACGTCTTCCGCAGAAATCCGTCCTGATCGCGTGCAGGCTGACCTCGTACAGACTTCGGCCTCCGGCGCGGGCGACACCAACGTCGAGCTCTCGTTCGGTTCGTACGACGACTGGCTGGAGGCTGCGCTGTGCGGTACGTGGGCGGCCGATGAATTGAAGAACGGCGCGGCGCGGCGCTTCTTCACCGTTCGGAAGCACTTCCAGGACATGACGCCGCAGCAGTATCATCTGTACCGCGGTACCGCGATCGAGGGGTTCAACTTCACGATGGAGCTCGGCGCGATCGTCAGCGGCGCGTTCAGCCTCGTGTCGTTCGGCATCGACCCCCTCACCGGCATCATGGTCGCGGGCTACGACGGTGAGTCCACCACCGCCGCGCCGGCGACCGTGCCGCTGAACGCGGTGACGAACTTTCAAGATTTCATGATCGACGGCGTGCCGTACTCCGGCTGCATCAGTCGACTCACCCTGGCGCTCAAGAACAACATTCGCACGATCCAGTGTCTGGGCTCGCTCACTGCGAAGGACATGCGACTGGGTCGCATCGAGATCACTGGCGAAGCGGAGTTCTACTTCAACGACGCGTCGGTGTACGACAAGTTCGTCAAGGGCACGGAACTCGATTTGAACTTCGCGCTCGAGGACGCGATCGGCAACCGACTCACGTTCGATCTGCCGCGGGTGAAATTCGAGACCGGCGAGGTCGTCGCTGGTGGACAGAACACCGACGTCATGGTGTCGACGAGCTACCGAGCGCTCTACAGTCCGTCCGACACGTATGTGGCGAAGCTCACCCGCTCTGCGGCGTAACGTCCGGGCGCTCCGGCAAATTCGTCAATACGAATACACGTCGACGGCTCCCGGACAAAGTTCAATCAACGAAGGATTCAGATGATTTTCGACGCAGATCTCAGTTCGGTGGACGACGGCGTGTGGAAGCAGTACGAGGGCGCGGAGTTCCTCGTCGCGCACATTTCCAACATGAAGTTTCAGCGCGCCCTCTCGCGTCTGCAACAGCCGCACCGTCGCAAGCTGCAGGAGGGCACGCTCGATCCCAAGACGAACCAGGGTATCGTGTGCGAAGCGATGTCCGAAGGGGTTCTGCTCGGTTGGAAGGGCGTGAAGACGCGCAAGGGCGACGAGGTTGCGTACTCCAAGGAGAGCGCGCTCCAGCTGCTCAAGCGTGACCCAGGCTTTCGTGACTGGGTGACCGAGGTGTCGACCCAGATTGCCAACTACCGTGACGAGGAGGTGGAAGCGCTGGGGGAAGACTAAAGGCCTGGGTTCGATGGACGTCGGAGTGGGGTCCGAAGATTCGCAAGCTCATCGAGATTGAGCAGGCGAGCGGAAAGACCCCTCAGGCGCTCTTCGACGCTCCGGTCGCGTACGGATTCGAGAAAGAGCTGGTGCTGGCGTACAATTTTCTGGCTTCAAGGCGATCGATCGGATTTGCAGCTAACCCGATACCGTTGTCCGAGATTCAGACGTACGTACAGATTTTTGGCCCTCCGCAGATGCCGATGAACATGTTCGTCGACCTGTTGGGGATGATGGATATAGAGTACCTGTCAAAGGTTCACGCGAAAAACCATGGCCACAAGCCTTCAGGTAAACGCTAGTACCCAGCAGGCGGTGGGCGCGTTCAACGCGCTCGCTCAATCCATCGCGTCCGCGACTGCCCAGTTCAACAATCTGAACCGTGCGATGGCCAGTGGCAATACCATGGCCAGGAATTATTCTGGTCAGGTCACGGCGATCAACACCGCGTTCAACTCGCTCACGAGCATTCTGAGCGGAGTGTTCGGCGCGATTCAGAAGATCGGCGCTGGTATCCAATTCGTGTTCAGCTCGATCGTGAAAGAGTTGGACAAGCTGCAGGGCTTCAACGCCATTATGTCGGTCACGACGAAGTCGGCCGACGGCGTTTCCCAGAGTTACGACTTCTTGCGCAAGACCGCCGACAAGCTCGGCGTGCAGTTCGACGCGCTCACAGGTAACTACGCGAAACTTTTGGCGTCGATGCCCGCGACCAACGAGGGGCTGCGAGCGACGCAGAACGTCTTCACTGGCATCGCGCTCGCGGCGCGCACGTTGCACGCCAGCAACCAGGACACTCAACTCATGTTCTACGCCATCACGCAGATGGCGAGCAAGGGCGCGGTGTCCATGGAGGAGCTGCGCAGACAGTTGGGCGAGAAGCTCCCTGGTGTCATGCAAATCGCGGCGAGGGCACTGAGTACGACGCCCGAACTGCTCGAGAAGGCGATTCGTACTGGCACCGTCAATTCCGCGAAGTTTCTCGAATACTTCGGCGACGAGATGATTCGCACGTTTCAGGAGCCAGCAGAAAAGGCTTCGACGAGCGTGTCGGCGAGCATCAATCGTCTTACGAACGTGTGGGTGGACTTCGTCAAGGAGATCCTCGATTCCGGCGCCGGCACGTCGATCGCGAATATCTTCGACGCGATCCGTGAAAAGCTGAGCGATCCGTACGTCATTGAGCAGTTCGCCGAATTGGTCAAGCGACTCGCGGACCGATTCACGGAGTTCGTCAAAAATCTGACGCAGGAGGACGTGCGCAACGGGTTCGACACGCTCGCCAACGGCGTCACGATGGTCGTCAACGTCATCGAAAAGCTCGTTTCATTGCTTCAGTGGGTCGTCAACAACGGCAAAACCGCCGGCGCGATCATCGGGGCACTTGCAGGCGGCGCTGCTGGCGCAGTGGCAGGTCCATGGGGCATCGCTGTTGGGGCTGTTGCCGGAGCTGCGGGCGGCGCGTACGCGGGTTCCCAGCTGCAGTCGTCGCCGGAGCAGTTGGCTGCGCAGGGTCAAGCTCACGTCAACGCCGTCGAAGCGGCGCGCCAAAAGCGCCTCGATCAGCAGAATTTGCTGATGACGCAGATGATTCCACTCCTCGGCGAGTTCAAGGGACTGAAAACCTTGAGCGGTCTCGAAAATCTGTGGAAAGCGGAGAACCTCAACACGAGAACGCTCGAGCAGTTGAACGCGATTTTGAAGAATCCCGCGTTCAAGACCGACGCGCAGAAGGCTGACGCGGTCAAAAGTCTTGCGCAGTACGGAACGGTGTTGACCGCGCCCGGCAAGCTCTCTGACGTGATGGGTCCAGGTAAAGCAAAGGGTTCGAACAAGCGCGATCCGGTCGCGGACGATATGATGCGTGCCGTGGGCCTTGATCCGAAGTTCTACGAACACTTGGGCAATTACAAGAAATTGCTGGACGCTGGCAAACTTGACGCTCAGCAGTACGAGGACGCGGTCACGAAGCTCATTCAAAAACAGCCATTCGCCATTGAATTGGCGAAGGAGGAGCGCAAGGAGCGGGAGCGTATCTCCAAGGAGACTACTGACTACATCACCTTCGTGCTGCGCGGCGTTCAGGCCAAGGAGCGCCTCAACGCGGCGTTGGACGAGGAGTTGCAGAAGACGCAGCTCCTAGGCCCGTACGCCGAGACAGAGGCTAAATTGATTCAGCAGGTGAACGACCTCAAAGAGGCCGGGGCGAGGGTCACTGGCGAAGAGGTTGATCTTCTGCGCGAGAAGCTCCGTTACCTTGACGAGGCACGACGGATTCAGTCTGCTGCACAAAACGTTCTTGACTCGACGGTGTACCGCAACCGTGGCACTGAAACTATGCTGCAGGGCATGGACCGTGCCGGCGAGTTCGGTGCTTCGAAACAGGACCTTTCGAATTACGCGGTTCAGCAGAGTCCGCAGCTGTTCTCTGGCACGGAAGAGTACTACGCGCTTCAGAGGCAGCAGGCCGACGATTTGATTGCGTACTTCGACGCGCTCCGTCAGCGCAACCTAATTTCCGAACAGACTTACAGCTCTCTCGTGATGCAGCAGGAGGTGGCGCTTCACGCCGAGCGGCTCAAGAGCACCTCTGACTTTTTCGGCGGACTGGCCTCGCTCTCGAAGTCCGGTAACAGCAAAATCGCGGCGATCGGTAAGGCCGCGGCGGTGGCTCAGGCGACAATCGACGGCGTGTTAGCTGTACAGAAGGCGTTGGCGGCGCCGCCCGGGTGGCCGTACAACGCTGCGAACGTGATCGCGGTGGGCATCAGTGCTGCGGCGAACGTTGCACAGATCGCCGGCATCGGCGGGTTCCGCTCCGGCGGCTACACGGGCGACGTCGGGCGCGACCAGGTCGCGGGCGTAGTACACGGTCAGGAGTACGTGGTGAACGCATCCGCCACGGCCCGCAACCGTGCTGCGCTCGAAGCGATGAACGCGGGCTCCACGGTCGGCAGCGGATCACAGTACGTGGAAGTGGTCGTCAACAACAATGCTGCTGGCACTCAAGCGACGGCGGCGCAGCAGGACACGCCGGACGGCAAGCGCATCGAGATCACGATCGAGGAGGTCGTGGTGAAGAGCGTGCGGCGCGGCGGTCGCATCGCCGACGCGATGGAGGGTCAGTACGGGCTGAACCGTGCGGCCGGAGCGGTGCGCTGATGACGACGGGCATCCGTTTTCCGCCAGGGCTCAGGCCTCCGGACCGTGACGGATACGCCGACGCGCTCGAAGAGGGCCGCACTGAGTTTCAGCCCGACGTGGGCGCGGCGCGTCGGCGGAACAAGTTTCGGACGACTCCTCGGCTGTTCGACGTCACCTGGACCTTTACCCAGGGCGAATACTACGCGTTCGACTGGTGGGTACAGAACACCGTCGACGGCGGAGCACGCGAGTTCGACGTCCAACTGTTGGACGACGATGCGACCCTCGTGTGGTACACTGTTCAGGGCGTCGGGCCGTTCAGCTACGACATCGCCGACCCTGAGGGGGAGTTGCGGTATGTTGTGAAGTGGAAGTTCCGCGCCAAGGACGAGTCCTTCGGCGAGTTCAGGCCGGCCGGCACCAACGAGCTGTACGGGAGGTGCGCGCCTGGCGTCACGGCGCGCGGTCGCCTGCTCGTGTACACGCCGTTCAGGGGCCGCACGTCCGTCGGCGTCGTGAGCGCGCGGACGAGGTTCAGTCTGCCGGCGATGCGTGGAATCGCCAACGTCGGCATGTACTGGCTGCCGCGGGCTCAGTTCGCGCCGTTCCCGCTCTACGGCCTCACTGCCGTCGGCGTGGTGTCTGCGACCGGCGCGATTCACATCGACACGATTCACTACTATCCGGAACTGTCCAGGCAGTGGCAGGACTATGACTGGTTCGGCATAGGCGCTTCGCAGGACATCAACGACGAGCCTGACGTGGTTCAGCGCGAATGGATTGGAGTCTGATATGGCATTCTTGGAAAAGGGCAACGAGGGCGCGCTGAACGGTACGACGGGGGTCAGTGTGGTCCCGACGCCTGGCAGCGGAGTTCGGCGACTCGTGCGCAACGTCGGCGTCACCAATCGCGACACGGTCGCGCACGTGGTGACACTGTTCAAGGACAAGAACGGTACCGCCTACGAGTTGGCGCGCGAGTCTTTGCAGCCAGCGGATTACTGGACGTTCGACAAGTTGATGGTGCTCGACGCGGACGACGAGTCGATCGTGGCGAAGTCCGACGCCACGGCGACGACGACCGAGCCGTCCTTCGACGCGGCCTTCGCGGACGCATCCTGAGCGATGGCCACTCCCGCGTACCCCAGCGCGCTCCCGCTGCCATACAGTTTCCGACTGACAGCGGCGGACCAGGTGTTGGCCGGTGACAGCGACGGTCCGAAGGACCTTCGTCGATTCACGCTCGTGCCGGGCGCGACGGTCGACGTCAGCTTTCGTTTTCTGCGGGACCAGTATTCGGCGTTCGTCAAGTGGCTCAAG